ATCTTCCTTGTTTTCAATTATCACACTCATCGTTTTCTCTGCTTTCCTCAATTCCGCCTTTTCCCATGATTTTTCCCTTACCGATATAAATTCGCAGAATATACAATAGACCGTCCAAATCATGGAGAAGACAGGGAAAGGGATAACGACACAGCAAAGTAAGTCTATGAAACACAATTCTAAGAATGGCGTGAAGTACTTCTTTGCTTTGACAGCCGTTTTCTTGTAACCTGTCGATGTCCTTGCCTCGCCGCGCTGTTTGGCTTTCATAACTCCTGTCAACAGGTCTATAAACATAGCCCCAATAGTGACAGCGATACATAAGGCAATCAGCACGATGTGTGTCATCATGTGCTGCTGGATAAAATTGTAAATAACATCTTTCATTTTGTCTGTTTTTAAGATTAATACTATATTTGCATGTGTTTTTCATAACCCAACAGACCTGGCGAGGTTTGCATAAGTTTTTTCCCTGCTGCCTGCGAAGGCATGCAGGGAGTTTTTACAAGTTTAGTCTACAATTGCAAAATCTTTATCAGAAATACAAAACCATCCAGTATAGTAATTTGAATCACCTTTTTTCAGGTTTCCTATTTTACCATTTCCATATACATAGTGATAAGTTTTAGTATTTCCTGCACCATAACTCATTTGGAAAGCTTTAACACCGTTCGCTCTATTCCCAGTCATAGCACCTTGATCATACATCTTGCAGTACAAAGTGTTTCCATCGTTTTTTTTAGCATAAACTAAATAAGGTATTTGTGTAATTTCTTTTTTATCATAATCTATGCTTGTATTTGTTTCAATAATTCCATTATCAGTCAAATAGCCAATAATAGGATTAAACACAGCAGTTTGAAGCCCATAATGTAAATTTATGGTAATATCTTCTAGTGCTTTAAATTTGGCAAATACATATATTTTATCTCCTTGCATTTGATAAGTATCTTGATAATTAAGAACTTCTCTTGCCGTATTTGTTTGTTTGTCAAAAGTGTTGCTTGAGCATATATTAACAGAAGAAATTGCTGTTATACTATTACAAAAAACTTCTTCTCCCACAGATAATTCCTTGTTATCAGCATAAAAAATGTATCCTAAATTTTTTGCGGATGGATAATTACTATCTGTATCGGGATTAATTAAAGCATGAAATCCTCCTACAAAGTCTTGACCGCTATCTCCTACTGCATTGCTTACAGATTTTATTTTCCATGGCCCTATAGTCTCACTCATTTCTGTAAATGACGTATCTTGTGGAAATTTTGATAATGTTCTGTTTTGATTGGAAAGTAATCTCCATCCACGAATACCAAACATTCCATTAGGGCCATTCAACCCAAGACATACCATTATATCATGCGTAGTATTATACTTTCTTATAACCTGTAACAGATTAAAAGTTCTATTAACATTGTTGTCAGTATATTCTTTTCCAACAACCTTATCTGTATATTCAATAACTCTTGCTCTATAAGTACCGGAGGGGAGGAGGGTTTCTAATAAATTTATTTTTTCTTTATTTAATTCGGGAATAAATTTTTTCAGTCCTTCATACAGATATTTGGGATTACTATTTCTTGAAACCACAAAAATATAATTGGCTTCTAAAGGAATATCTTCTTTCTTTATTACAACATCGAAAGGTACAACTCCAGAGCCGGCATTCATATTAATAAATTTAATTATACTATCTTTTTCTTTATTAGTATTTGTTGCAAAACCATAGCTCGGAATACCAGAACCATATTCTTCACCTATAATTTTATAATCTAAAGACTTGTCTAATGGGTAATAAAAAGTTGTATAAGAGTTATTTTCGAGCCACTCTTCATGGAGAATATACCCAGCATAGGATATAGATTCTGTCATTTTAGTAAAATCAGCTTCAAATAACATATCGCTTATGTAGGTATCTGATACCCTAAAAAGATCTTTTTCATAATTCTTTCTTTTTGTTACAAAAATAAATTTTGCATCCTTAGGATGATCATCTTTATTCAATCTAAACGTTATAGGTTCTTGTGTTGGAGAATTCATTGGGAATTTTAATAATATATCTTCTACAGAAGAACTCATTGCTTTAGAATACCCATACGTTACCAATCCTGTACCATAATCTATGCCTTTTAGAATATAATTACAATCTTCTAATGGATAAAACTCTGTCGTATATTGACCGGTTAGAAATTTATTATCCATTGTAAAATATCCATCAAGAGATTTTTTTGAACTTAGTTTTGTCTCTTTAGAAACTATTAAACTTGAATTTAATGACTTAATTAATTCAATTGATTTTGTTATTTCTTGTATTTTATTTACACCTGAAGATTCAGTATATAACTCCGGTTCTTTTCCTCCAGTATTTATACGACTTGTTGCAAAAAGATAATATTCCGAATCATTAGAGATAAAACTATATAGAACGTTTTTAGGATCCATAGAATTAACCCTCATTATAGGCTTAATCATTTTAAAATTAGAATCTGAAATACCAATAGAGTAGTAGCCACTTCCATATTCTTGAATAGAAGCAACTCCTTTTTTAAAGGATTTAAGAGAATATAATTTTGTTTCATAATGATTATTGCCGCTAAATTCTCCATTTAGGAGAAACATTCCAACTTTACTGAAATCTTCTTGAACAGCAACTCCCCAATGAGGGGAATCTAGCCCATTATAATTTTCTAATTTGGAAAGTTCTTCCGTAAGGTTTTTACGACTAGTCGGATGTACCACCGCATCAGTGGTTGTAGCAGGGTAAATGGTCTGACCCTCTTTGGTAAGTTTATGAATTTTAGCCATATAATTCTTATTTTAATTCGTAAATATATTTTTATCGGTTCCCGATAAAAGGGAACCACTCAATACATCTTCGTATTCTTTATCAGAAATAGGAAAGGAAGAAAGCATCTCATTCTGCACATCCTTTACCACAGAGTCCTTTAATTCGGTACGCTGCTCCTCTGTCATGGATTCCCATGTCATCGGGTCTCCCTTATCGCCTTTCTGGTAGTTTGGATAAACGTCAATTGTACCTGTACTGTCATCAGACTTGCCATTGACAAGAACGATGCCTGTAAACTCCATGGATACAAGGTTACAGATACCATCAGCAAAATCAGCATCAGTAAGGTAATACTCGCGTCTGACCGTCAGGTTGCCCGGACGCATGCCATGATTATCAAACACAACCAGCAGGCTGCCATCATCCAGCCTGCGACAGTTCTTGTAGTCGTGTCCGTCAAAAGAGACAACAACTGGTTTCGACAATACTGTCTGATAAGTAAACCGGAAAGGAGTTTTCAGGTCTCCATTCAGGTTTTTCTCTATGATTTTAAAATCGGACTGATAATTTATTCTCATAACTATAATATTGATGTCACATCGTCAATTTCCTCGGCTGTTAAGTATCCCGACAGGTCTATACTTCCACCTCCTCCTGTCGTACCTGTGGCACTCCATGTGCCTTTTGTCTTGCATTGATAGATTGGTCCCGGTATGGTATCACCTACTACAGCCCAATCACCTACAACCGGGGATGGTATAGCAGCCTTCAACGCCTCGATAGTAGGATACAGCCCCTTGCTGCGGGTGCTGCTTAATTTTATTTTTTCGACTTCAGTGGAAGTCTTGCTAAAATTACTGTTGATGCGGTCGGCAGCATCAGACCAGGTACCTGTTTTAATGACTGTATTGAGTTCCATATTATTTCTTTACTTTTAAAATCCCATTAGTTATAATACCTTCCACCGTCTCATAATCCACATAGACTTGTCCGGTACTGACATCATCCTTACCCGGCCAATGACTGCAACTTATATCCGCCACATACTTAGACACGTTTACCCCATTATATACCGATTTCATCCCGACCAATAATGTCTCACCCTTAGAGCCGTAGAACGAGACGTTGTTGGGATTTAACATGATATCCGTTTTTTCAACATGATTTTGTATTCTGATACGCTCCGGATATACAGTAGTTTCGAGTGCCAGTTGATCATTGACATACTTCCGCAAGATGAGATCGCCATATTCCCATTCGTCCGATGATTTGTCAAATCTTAAAATCAAAGTGGCGTGTCCTTCTGCCGTGTACATTTCCAGCGTATTCTTTTCCGGGTCAATGACAATTCGCTTCCCATCTACAGAGGTCTCAACCCTTCCACGGAAAAAGCCTCCTAATGCATAGACATATCCTTTTAAAAATACATCACCGCCATGCGTGGCAACAAAATTTGCCATATTCGCCCACTCCGCATCAGTAGGCTGGTAATTGGGGTCGTTACGGAACTTCATTACGGTCATAATAGCCTGTTCAAGTTTGCCACCCGCCCAAAACGCCACATCATCATCATCATTGTATATGCCGCTCACTCCGGCAGTAACCTTCTGCATCTTGCCATCCTTGTAATTACCCAATTGGATCATGTTGGCTAAAATCAGACCACCAAGGATATCCACAGATCCATCTTTAATCGCGTCGGCAATATAATTAATCGCCTGAAAACCTGCCATGGACTTATCATTATCCAGGATGGATGGCTTCCAATCGGTCGCGATAGTTCCTCTTTCTAGCTGAAGTTCACAAACGGTTGCGGTACCACTGAGCATGAAAATACCTGCACCGTTAAAGTTGAATTTAAATGTGAACCTCTGATAACCGGACGTAAGAGGCTGAGTTGTGCTGAAATCGCCACACGAAACAGCCACTGATGTACCTTTTGCTTTAAATGATATAACATAACTTTCTCCTTTAATTAAGGCCACCGATTGTGACAGACTGCCGATTGCGGCGGAATACCCGGAACCGGCATCATTATCGGCGGATACGGTAGCTACACCTGTCCAATACTTTAATTGCTTGCTATACAATTCCTTGTCAGGCGTAAGCTCATCGGAAGAAAACAGTTGCTCGCTCTCATAGTCACCGGTGAATCCGCTATTCCGTAACAGGTTTACCGACCCTAGATGCACGGCATTATATATCTCATCGGGAAGGTCGGTCAGATTGGCGGAACCGGTGGAGCCTTCTTGAATGTGAAGCTTTCCTTTCAATTCCACGCCTTCACCTTGGGTGAACTTAACAAAGCTGTTACCATCACGGTCCCCAATATACGCATCACCGTACACATGGAAAAACGCCTTGTTGTTAGTTTTGTCTACGCCATACTCAACATACTCCTTGTTCAAGTAGGAGTAGGAGTCTATACCGTGATACAGAGTAACACTCGGGCTGAACACATCGGTAGAAGAGAAAACAATGGCATTCTGTGCGTCAATATTGCTTTCATCCGTCACGTCCTTATTGTCAATGCCTTTCCATTTGATTCGTGCACCAAGGTGGGCTACAGTATCACCCTTTGCCGGAATGTCACTGCCTGTGTCGCAATCCGCCATGCTGAGGTCAATATAGTGTAATTTGTATATGCCGACATTGATAGGCTCTTTGCTTGCCCCTACACATAAACGCCAATAATAATGGTTCGCTACCTGTTGGTATTCTCCCGGTTTTTGTATGTTGAAGTTTTTGCTCTGTACCTGGAAACCTGCACGGAAGCGGTTCTCCACTTCCACACCGTCCTGCTCGGCAAGGAAGAAACATCTGTACACGCCTTCGGGGACGCCATTGTCTACCGTTTCTTTATCCATCAATTGGAGTTCACTGCCATCTGCAAGCAATATAGGATTCCCGTCTGCCATTGAAAGTATGGGCGTTTGTTCAATGGTGCCCTTGGTCCAAACATCAATAAGCGTAACAGCACCACCCGGAGTTAGAACTATCTTTCCACCTACAGAATTTACATTTTGTATCTCCAGTGATTCGAAATAGGCTTTCATGCGGACTTTCAGTTTATCAACCTCCGCATAGGTTTGACCTGTTTCCTTATCAACCATTATGATACCACCTGTACTACCACTGACAAATTTCCCTATTTCAAAAGCTTTGTCAGAGGATAACTTGTGCGGGGTACGGTCATCTTTATCTTTTCGCAAGAACATGCTTAATGAACGCAAAGCAGAGAATGCATTATTGTCGGTAGCCGGTGTGGAATCATTTCTTTTAATCAGATAAACCCCACTGCCCCAACCGCCTGTATAAGTCTGACCTTTCAGGGTAAGAGATTCTATCTTGCCTTCGAGGTCCCCTATACGCGAGTAGGCTGACGTCTCCCCTACTGTATAAATCGGAGAATCATAAGGATAGTCAAGATTAAACTCGTATT